GAACGCGTCGGGCAACAAGACGGCCCAGGGCAGGGAAAGTGTTTCCGCGCCGTCCGGTTCATCCTTCACGCGCGCCCACTTCGCCTCGTCAATGATCGCCAGCACGGACGAACCATCGGGGATGGGGTCCATATTGCCGCCCGGAACCTCGTAATCGGTGCCGGTGCTGGTCGCGCTGCTGTTGTCGGAAAGATCCCAAAAGCCCATGTTATTCGTCCTTCTGTTTCTTGGGCTTCTGGCCCGCATATTCACCCGATGCAGCATCATCCGCCGCATCGCCCAGCCAGCTTTCGCCGGTCATATCTTCGCCGCCCAAAGCCGGAATGACCGCCGCCAGCGGGTTGACGCCCGGCACGAAGTCCAGCGGTTCCGTCACGCCGTAGCGGTTTTTCGACACGTTGGCCGATGCTGCATGCACGATCAGTTGACGGTCACCCGTGCTGATCGCTTTCTTGCGTTCCCCCTCGTCGCCCTTGGTGAACATCACCAGCTTGACAAAGCCCACCACGTCCACGTCATCCACGTAGGGCGGCATCGACTTGGGCGGCAGGCGCAGCGAATAGCGCATGTAGTCGTCGCTGTCGGGCAGGCGCATGTTTTCCACGTCGGCATGGCCAACGAACACCACATGCATGCCGCGCTTGGCATTCAGCAGGCCAGCGGCCTTGCGCACGCGCTGGTGCATCGCGGCCACCGCAGCTACGCCAGCCCCGTATCCGCCCAGCGCCTGGTTGATGCTTTTCGCCTTGGGGTCTTGCGCCAGCACTTCCGTCACGAACATGCGTTCCAGCGCTGTCACGCTGTCGATCACGGCTGTTTTGTACTCGTGCGGCTCGTGGATCAGGGCTTTCAACTGATCCCACAGCATGTCCGTGCCGGTCAGGACCGGGAACGCATCGGGCCGGTTTTCGCGCGGAATGGCTTGCAGGCCATCTTCGGCGCGAATGAAAATCGGCTTGGGAAACGTCGCCGCGAGGCTGGTTTTTCCCATGCCGCTATCGCCGCAAATCGTCACCATAACGGCACGATCTTCCGGCTGACTGATGGTATCCATCAGGCTCATATGACCTCTTTCTGCCCATTGGGCTTGCGTGGCGGCTCACGCTCTCTGTGCCGCTTCTGCACATTGACTTGTGCATGGGTGCCGTGTCAAGTGTTGATTGCAAGCAAAATCACCAGAGGGAAAAACATGCTGGACCTTGAGGAAATCCGCCGCAGGCTGGCGGATCGGCGCGTTGACGCCGTGGCGCAGGCCACCAAGCTGCACCGCAATACCATCTCGACGATTCGCGACGGCAAGCAGGAAAACCCGACGTACTACGTTCTGCGCAGGCTGTCCGACTACTTGGAGGGGCCGAAGTGACGCCATCCATAGAGGCTATGAACGCCTTGGGCGTGGCGCTTGGCAATGCCGTGGCGCAATGCCCGGACGCGGCGTTGGGGCTGCTGTGCGCCACGATTGAGGATTTGCGCATGGGCAACCCCCTGCCGGTTCTTACGCAGATCGGGGAGGATGCGGACTGGTGGGCGGCATCGTCCAGCGCGGTGGAGATGGAGGGGTATCTGATCGCGATCGGCAGGCATTTGCCCGATACACCGATGCACCAGCGCAGCCGCAAAAGGATGATTGCGGCGCTGTTCAAGGCCATGTCCGCAGAGGACAGGGCGGCTTTTCTGGCATGGGGCGCAGACCAATGAGTGACGGCAATTTTGACGACTTCGACGCCAATGATTTCGGCGCAGATTTTCACCCCGCAGAGCCGGAACGCCCGGCGGCGAAGTCGGGACCGTTCGATACCAGCCGCGCGGATCTTCTGGCCCCTCCGGGCTTCGTGGGTGACGTGGCGCGTTGGATCGACGGGCAATGCCGATACCCACGGCGCAGGCTGGCGGTTGCCAGTGCCATCCTGACGGTGGGCAACATCGGCGGCTTGCGCCATGAGGATGCCCATGACGGGGTGACCGCGAACATGCTGGCGTTTTGCGTGGCGGCATCTGCCACGGGCAAAGAGGCGGTACAGCAGGCCATGGCGGAGTTGCACCGCGTGGCGGGGCTGGCCCCGGCGTTGCAGGGGGCGATCAAGTCAGAGCAGGAGATCATGCGCAACCTGATCGAGCATCAGGCTGCGTTCTACATAGTGGATGAGATAGGAATTTTCCTGGGCAAGGTCAGGAACGCCCAGAAGCGCGGCGGGGCTGCGTATCTGGAGGGGGTGTTCGGCGCGATCATGTCGGCCTACTCCAAGGCTAACACGCACCTGTTGCTGGGAGGGGACACCAAGCGGGAACTGCGAAAGTCGTTTGCCGGGATGCTTGGGAAGGCGCAGGACGACGGCAACGCCGCCGCTGTGGCGCGATTTGAGCGGATGCTGCGGATGGTTGACACGGGGCTGGAGCGGCCATTCCTGAGCGTCATGGGCTTCACCACGCCCAGCACGTTCGACGCTGTGATGGACGGGGAGACGGCCACACAGGGCTTTGTGGGGCGCGCCCTGATCGTGTCGGAGAAGGACATCAACCCAGCGGCGCGCAAGGGCTTCCGGCGCGCAGAGATGCCCCCTGAACTGGCAGCAAGGCTGGCCGTGCTGTATCAGGGCGGATCGTTTGACGCATCGGCCAGCGACCGCGCAAGAGTGGAGTTTGACGGCGCGCGGCAGGTCGTGGAGACGGAGCCAGAGGCGGCGCGGATGCTTGAGGCGGCGTCTGACTGGCTGCTGTCCTACGCGGACGAGATGGGCGAGAACACGGGCGAGGCATCGGTTGCGATGATCCGGCGCAGCTATGAGATGGTGGCGAAGGTCAGCTTCATTCTGGCCATCCCCAGCGGGGTCAGGACGGCGGATCATGTGCGCTGGGCTTTTGCCTATGTGCGCGAGGAACTTGATGCCAAAATCGCCCTGGTGTTCGCCAATGACAACGCCAGTCAGCGCCCGGATGAAAGCGTTGCGGCCCGCGTCATGAACTACCTAGACCCCGAAAAGGGGGTGTCGGTGAAGGTTCTGGCGAACCGGATGAAGATCAAAACCGACGCGCTCGAGGCGATTTTGCAGCGTATGCAGGCCGCAGGCATGGTTCGGAGCCAGCTTGGCCTTCGCGCACATAAAGGGGCTGTTCCTGTGGTTTGGGTGCCTGTGCGCACATAGGGCGCGCAGGTTTTCTACTTAAGGGGCCTTAATTATCGCGCGTTTCTACCTTATTTGTCGTTTGAATTCAGTGTGTTGGCCTTAATTAGCGTTAAGTAGAAATTAGCGCCTGTATAGATACAGACAGACCCATATAGGTACCCACTATAGAGGGGTCTCTATAGGGGGTTTTGAGATAGTCAAAACAGTATATAACTAACTACTAATAACTAGTAATAAGTTAGAATTGAATGAATTCAGACACTTAGTTTTTAGAACGACCCTCTAATGATCGCTAATCATCTACTCAAGGAAAATGCTGTTGACCTTCCGTGCAATGTGTGCATCTTCTACATATGAGAAGTATGAATTTTGGGGTTTCTAATGTCTGACAGGGAAAACGAGATCATGTCCGAGTTTGTGGATCCTGGTCTGCGCAGGGGGTCGATGACAACCCGCGTTCTGCACTACGTCTCCACCCGTGGCGCGCTTGGCATGACGCCGCGTGTTCTTCTGAACCGGATGAAGGTCAAGCCGGAAGATCGGGAAACCGTCAGCCGCGCCATCATCAAGCTGATGAAGGATGGCCAGATCGTCGAGCGCAAGGCTGACAAGAAGTATCTCGGCGTGTATCCGACCGTGTTCGTCGCCAAGAAATTTCTGGAATAAGCCCCCACGCCATGCCACAGTGACCAGGCGCGCGGCTAGGGTAGCTCCCGAACAGCAACGCGGCCTATCCCCTCGTTGACCCGCCGCGCGCACGAAGGGGATGCCGCAAAATGGATAGGATAGAGAAATGACCGACCCGCTTTTCACCCACATGTTCGGCAGCGTGCCGGAGGATGCAGCGCCGAACGACAATCCGAAATTTGTGTCCGGCGCAAAGACTATGGCGGATGGAACGCGTGTTCCGATCACCTCCGACGAGGCTGCCGACCTGTGGCGCATGGTCGAGGATGCACAAGCCGCCAGAGCCAAAGCTTACCCCGCCACCCAAGACGCGCTGCGGGCATTCATCGACGCCGACGCGCGCATGAGTGATCTGGGCTGGCGCACATCCATATTTGATCTGGTGGATGGCGAAGCGCTGGCAGTTGCAGAGAAAGGCTCAACGGGCATTTTCTCCGCCATCTGGCGCAAGCCGTACCTGCACTACCACGACTGCGTTGCGCACATGGGCAAGCACTACATCAAGCGCGCATCCGACCTGACGGCAGACGAACGCGAAAAGATGGACGCGTGCGCGCGCGATCACAGCGCGTTCATGGATGGTCAGGCGAAGATGATGCAGCGCCTGCAAGATGCTATTTTTGGCGGAGAAAAAGCATGAGCGACAATCGGCCAGATTGGACGGCAGCAGCCGCCGATATGCTCAAGACATGGGATGGATGGTTTTCTGGCCAGCATCCTCACCTCAAGGGCGATGCTGACAAGCTGATGATCGCTGCATCATTCGGGGCAACGGCGTTTGATCGCGCCGTATCGCACTGCCTGACGGCGGACGGAGCGCCCATGTACTTCATGGATGCTTTCCTGCGGGCGTTGATCGACCCGATGGACCCCGCCCTTGACCCTCTGCGCATCTGCAACCAAGCAGCGGCACAGGGAGAAAAAGCATGACCGGCCTGACCCCCACGATCACCCTGCCCGTCACCGAATACGACGCCGCCCTTGCGCAGGCCCGCGCCGACGGGATGCGGGCGGCTGTGCAGGTCAAGCCGCTGGTGTGGGAGGACTTTGACGGATTGGCCGCAAAGGCAATCGCCTTCTATGAAGCAAAATACCTTATCAATCTGTGGAAATCGCGGGGAGAGTTTGAGGTGTCTGTCTCTTACCCCGGAAGTACCCAAACCCT